CAGAAATAAAGTTTGAAGAGTTAGCACAAAAAATGGTGGAGGCAGATATAGATGAGGAATTACGACGATCCGGTTTACAAGAAGTTTCGGATGGATGTTTTGAAGCGCGATAAGTTTTGTTGCAAGATGTGCAAGACTAGCGGCAAGAAAAAGAAAATGTATGTTCATCATATTAGAAAATGGGCTAGTGCTTCCTCTTTGAGGTTTGATGTTGGTAACGGGATTACACTTTGTTACAACTGCCACAAGGAGGTAACTGGCAAGGAAGAACACTATGAATCTTATTTGTTAGGTTTAATCAATGGCTAAGAAGAAAATACCAAATTATACAGTAATTAAGGACACAAGAGAGCAGCGCGGTTGGATTTTTAATAAAGTTGACCGATGTAATGGAATGCTTACCGAAACCTTGAAAACTGGTGATTATACATTACAAGGATTTGAAGATCAGGTTTGTATTGAAAGAAAAATGAGCGTCGAAGAGATTGCTAACAATTTAGGCAAACAGAAAAAAAGATTCGATGCGGAAATACAGAGAATGATTGAATATCCGTTCAAATACATTGTATGTGAGTTTTCTATGTCTGACTTGGTTGATTATCCAAATTCTATATTCAGTGACAGCATGAAGAGTAGAAGACCTGACTATGTGCAGGCACAGGTGAGCAAAAGAAGAATAACCGGAAAGTATTTACTCAAGAGTTTATTGGAGTACCAGACTTGGTATGGAATACATGTTCTCTTTTGTGATAACAAAACAAATGCTTTTAAAGTTACTGACAGTATATTTAAGAGGTTAAACGAGATGTTTCATGGTCAAGACTAACAGGTCTCAAATATATTCCGCACTGTCAAACTGGCACGACTATGGTGTCCTCAGCCAAACAAGAGAAATATTTCTTGGATCTGGAGACGACGGCTTAGATTCTAAAGATTCAGCTACCTTCCTGAAGAATCTTATAATGCTTGAGTCTCTGGGTCCACACCCTATAATTATTCACCAGTACAACATTGGTGGAGATCAAGCTGCAGGTTTTGCTATCTACGACGCGATCAAAGCGAGCAAGTGTAAATTTTTGTTTGTATGTTATGGTTCAGCGTCTTCTATGGGTAGTATTATACCGCAGGCAGTCATAGGTAAAGGTTTAAGGGTCACACACCCTCATACAGAGTGGTTAATACATGAAGGCTCCTGTGAGACCAGTGGAACAACAAAGCAGTTCATATCGAACGCTGAGGCCCTTAAAAGGTCAAAAGAATTGATGTACGACATATTTGTCAACGCATGCAAGAAGGGTGCGGCCTTTAAAGGCAAAAAACCTGTAGAGATTAAGTCCATTCTAAAACGTAGATTAAATGTGAAAGAAGATTGGATTCTCGATGGACATCAAGCTGTCGAATATGGTTTTGCGGACATTGTGTTCGGTAAAGGTCAAAATGCTTCTATTGAAAACATACTTAAGAGATTGTAATGAAAAAAGAAAACATAGAGAAAGTATTACAGGACGCTTGGCTTGGCATTAATGTCAAAGACGATGATTTATTCAATCCGATTGACTTTATATTCCATGATGGCGACACCGATAAAATTCTGGAAAGAATCGCTTGGCTGTTTATGCAGCCGGAGTATTTTTCATTCGCATGTAAATATATCCTAAACATAGAGATATCTCCGTTCCAATCTTTGCTACTAAAAGAAATGTGGAACAAGAAGTTTCCAATGCTTGTTGGTAGTCGTGGTATGGGGAAGTCGTTTATACTTTCTGTCTATCCACTGCTCCGAGCATTGTTTATGCCGAGAAGAAAGATTATCGTTGTCGGTGCGGCCTTTAGACAGTCCAAAGTCCTTTTTGAGTATATGGACACCATTTGGAAGAACGCGCCTATTCTGAGGGATCTGTGCGGCTCTAGAAGCGGACCAAGAAGAGATGTCGATAGATGTGTAATGCATATTGGCGACAGTACAATTACGTGTCTTCCTTTAGGTGATGGCAGCAAGATTCGTGGTCAACGTGCAAATGATATTATTGCTGACGAGTTTGCTTCTATCCCCAGAGACATCTTTGAAAACGTTGTTGCCGGTTTTGCCGCTGTAGCTGCATCTCCAATCGAAAAGGTAAAACAAAGAGCCCAAGAAAAGAAAGCGAAAGAGTTAGGCGTTGTAATCCAAGATGAAAAACAAAACTCAGGTATTATAGAAAAGTCAAACCAGATTATTCTTTCCGGTACGGCATATTATGACTTTAATCATTTTGCAGACTACTGGAAAAGATACCGCTCTATTGTAAATAGTAAAGGTGATAGATTCAAGCTTCAAGAAGTATTTGGTCAAAATGTACCAGAAGACTTTGCTTGGGATGAATATTCTGTGATCCGCATGCCTGTCACCTCATTACCTGAAGGGTTTATGGATGATGGCCAAATTGAACGAGCAAGAGCTACTGTACACTCTGGTATCTTCCAGATGGAGTATGGAGCTTGTTTTACTACAGATAGTCAAGGTTTTTTCAAAAGATCTTTGATTGAAAACTGCATAGCCTCAGAAGAAAATAATTTAAATATCAAAGGCGAAGAAATACAGTTCGAGGCCATGTTAAAAGGCGACCCAAATAAGAAATATATATTCGGAGTTGACCCAGCATCGGAAGTTGACAATTTTAGTATTGTGGTTCTTGAACTGAATGGTACACACCGAAGAGTCGTTCATGTATGGACTACGAACAGAAGTCAACACAGAGACCAGCTGAAGGCGCACCTTGTAGACGAAGATGATTTTTATTCTTATTGCGCTAGAAAGATTAGAAATCTCATGAGAGTATTTCCTTGTGTAGAGATCGCATTAGATGCTCAGGGTGGAGGTATAGCTGTCATGGAAGCCTTACACGACAAGGATAAAATTCAAGAGGGCGAATTAAAAATATGGCCTGTTATAGACTGGGACAAACCAAAAGACACAGATAATGAACAAGGACTCCATATTCTTAAAATGTGCCAGTTTGCAAAGTATGACTGGCTAGCTGAAGCTAATCATGGACTGAGAAAAGACTTTGAAGATAAGGTCGTATTATTTCCTGCTTTTGACGCAGTAAGTCTGGGGCTTTCAGCAGAAGACGACAATAGAACTGGCAGAGTATACGACACATTAGAAGATTGTGTAATGGAAATAGAAGAACTTAAGAATGAGTTATCTATGATTATTATGACTCAAACTTCTACCGGAAGAGAAAGATGGGATACTCCAGAAATTAAAGTTGCAGCGGGGAAAAAGAGTAGATTAAGAAAAGACCGTTATTCTTCTTTGATCATGGCAAACATGAGTGCTCGTCATTTCGGGAATCAACAATCAGTCACAAAGTACGATCATTACGGTGGTTTTGCTAGCAAAGATCAAGGCCAACAAGAGAAAGATGACGGCCCATTATATAACGGCCCCTCTTGGTTTACAGAAAATCTAGGCAATATTTATTAATTGTGTGTATAATTATTTACAATACAATTATCAATACCATTGACTGGAGATTAATATAAATGTCAGATGATCTATATTTAACATGGGGCGATGATCTAGAACGTAGTCAGGCTTACGAACAGGCATCAGATAACTTAAATGCATACGACGGCGTGCAGAAGTCCTTCGCGTATGACTATCGAACATTTATTGATACAGAGCCAAGTCGATCAGTAAGGCCTTCTTTCTATCGTAGTGATTACACTGCGTTTCGTCCGGGAGAAGCTGTACCAAAACACCAGAAGCGTATCATCAAGATGTGCATGCAGGCTTACGACAAAGTTGGAATCATTAGGAATGTTATTGATTTAATGGGTGACTTTGCGTCTCAAGGACTTACTTTGGTACATCCCAATCGGGCAGTAGAAAGATTCTATCGCAAGTGGTTTGAAAACGTAAATGGGCATGATCGCTCAGAGAGGTTTCTCAACTATCTTTATAGATGTGGTAATGTGGTTGTAAAAAGACGTACAGCTCGCCTTAACAAAAATAAAGAAGCTGAACTAAAAAGAAGTACGGCTGCTCCAGATATGAAGATAGAAAATGTTCCAGTAGAGCGAAGAGTCATACCTTGGAAGTATGACTTCTTAAATCCTTTAGCTGTAGATGTAAAGAACAATGGTGGAGGATTTACAGGTGATATAGAATATGTTCTTAAAGTGTCAAAAAACACTGTAAACTCCATGATGAGCTATCAGGGCAGAAAAGGTGTAAACAAGCAAATCCCAGCAGACATCATGAGCAAATTCAAAAATGGTGAGAGAGAAATTGAGCTAGACCAAAACAAGCTTTCTGTGTACCACTACAAGAAAGATGACTGGAATTTGTGGGCAAATCCAATGATCTATGCTATTCTTGATGACATTATAATGTTAGAAAAGATGAAGCTTGCTGACTTAGCTGCGTTAGATGGTGCTATTTCTAATGTAAGACTATGGACAATTGGTGACTTAGATCATAAAATTATTCCAACAAAAGCGGCTATTAATAGACTAAGAGATATTTTAGCTAGTAATGTTGGTGGTGGTACTATGGATTTGGTTTGGGGTCCTGAAATTGATTTCAAAGAAAGCACAACTCAAGTATATAAATTCTTAGGTGCAGAAAAATATCAACCAGTTCTAACGAGCGTATACGCTGGACTTGGAATACCTCCTACACTTACTGGCGCTGCAGGAGCTAGTGGAGGGTACACCAATAATTATGTAAGCCTCAAGACTCTAATTGAAAGATTAGAATATGGTCGTGAAATATTAAAAGAGTTCTGGTCTCAAGAAATTAAGATGGTACAACAGGCTATGGGCTTTAGATTTCCAGCTGAAATGCATTTTGATTCAATTATACTATCTGACGAAGCAGCTCAAAAACAATTACTAATGCAGCTTGCAGATAGAGATATTATATCTCAAGAAACTTTACTTGAAAGATTTAGAGAGATTCCTAATATTGAAAGGATCAGGGTTAGGCGAGAAACCAGAGAAAGAGCTAAAGACTCTTCTTCTCCGAGGAAGGCTGGTCCTTTTCACAATCCACAACACTCTGATGACGTTGCAAAATTGGCAATGACAAAAGACCTTCTTGACAACGAAGAATACTTGGAAACTCTTGGCTTGCCTCCTGCGGAAAATGAATCCGAGGTTGAAACCGATGAAGTTAGAAGAGTGGAAGACAATCGTTCTCCTGAACAGGAAGAAGCTTTTTCTCCTGTATCGGAAAATCCAGAAGGTGGAAGACCTATGCACTCCAGAGATTCTGGACCAAGAAAACAAAAGAGAGTTCTACCTAGAAGTGGAGAAGGTGTAGCAAAAACCTTATGGGCATATGAAGCACAAAAGACCATTGCAGACTTAGTTACGCCGATGGCGTTAGAGCACTATAAAAAGAAAAATGCTAGAAGTCTTACAAAATCAGAGTTTGACGAGCTAGAATACTTAAAATTGTGCATACTTACTGGCATGAAACCTTACATGGAAATAGATGCTGATGTAATAAAATCAATAATTGATTCTAGCACCAAGCCATCCAAAAAGTTCACTGAAGCAATTGAAAATGCAGTGGCTTCTTTCGTCGATACACAAAATAGAAAACCAAGCGTTGACGAAATGCGTTATATCTACGCTTCAACGTTTGCTAGTTATGCCTAGTTTTACGGCAAAAAATTAACTATTATATTTTTTTTGTGTATTATGATGTAAGGAGATCTTCATTATGAAAATATATGCACAAGAAATACAAGATGGTCTTGAGCAAGTAATCAAAGAGAACAATACAATTGCATATTGCTCTCATGTTATTTGTCAAGATGATACTTTAATGACTAGCGAGGCATCAGTTGACGCTGATAAGGCCGTCGCTAG